TAGGTATGTTTTTATGTAATATGGAAGAAAAAACATCATCAAAAGTGATATTAGATAGTGACTTGGCTTATGATATTGCTATGGAATTACACTGTGATTTAGGAATTGATTTTGAGTATTGTACTGAAGATACATTTGCATAATTACTATCTAAAAATGAAATATTATCAGTATCAATGATATGTAGTAATGATGGTAGAGTGAAATTCTATTTAGAATCTATATTTAATAAAATAGGTGAGACTATGATTGATGATTATTCAGATGTAATTTTGATTCAAGATGATTTAGTAGATTGTATAAACATGGACAAGTTTAATACCAATGATATACGTATATTTGTTGGAGATAAAGAATTGGATGAAGAAGAATGTAACCATGATTGTTCTAATTGTACATTACATGATGATGACGAGGATTATGAAAAAGAACTCGAAGCTGAAGATTTAGGATTGGTTCTAACTGAGGAATTGTTAGACTCACTATCAGAAATTGATGCAAATGATGTTGAATCTATAGTTGAAATGATTGCAAACAAAATAAATGAAGCTTTTGAAATTGGTTATAATGAGGCATTAGAAGACGCCGAAGATGAACTTCAAGATTCAATTGATGCAATTAGGTCTTTAAGATTTGAAGAGTAACAAATTAATATAATTAAAAAAACTTATAAAAGTAATGTTTTTAAAGGGACTGGATTGAAATATGTCCAGTCTTTTTATTATGCAGAAATTTAAAATTAGCAATATATAAACATACTATACTCCTGTATAGATTGGTTCTCCGTATGGAAGTGAAATTTATGTTTATATATTGGTGATTTTAAATCATACGCTATGGGTATGCTGAACCTAAATCAGTAAAGGAGAACCAAATTATGAAAACAATACAAATTAACAAGGTGAAGGTAATAATATTTGAGGAAGCTGAACTAAAAGAAAAATTAGGAATGAGTAGAGAAAATATTAGTTCAATTTTAGAATATCAAAGAATATTCCCCGAATTATTACAAGATGACATTGAAGGATTTATTATTGACGCTAGAAAATTACATAATCAATTAAAATTACAAAAGGATTTTTCGGATTGGATTAAAATACAAATAAAAAATTTAGATTTAGAAGAAGAAAAATCATATACCACTTTAAAGGGGAATTGCACAACCATGCGACCTAACGCAAGTATAGAATATTATTTGACTTTAGATTGTGCAAAAGATATATGTATGACTGTTGGTTCTTCTAATAGAACCAATAAAGAAACAAAAGACATATCTAAGATGGTAAGAAATTATTTTAAAGTGATGGAAAAGACTTTGAGAAACTATGAAAAATGGCAAGCAACGAGAGAGCCTGAAAAAGATGGAGCTAATGTCATGAGAAGTCATATTGCAAATTGGTGTGATAGAAATGGATACGATAAAACATTGAAGAAGTTTTATACTAGAGAATTTAATTTATTAAATGAAAGTTTAGTCGGTTTAGATGCACAAGGTATTAGGTGTGAAATTGGATATAAAGATAAACAAACAAGAGAACACTTGTTAGAATTAGAAAATAGTGCTTTAGCTTTTCTTCAAGATTTAAATATTAGTCTATTAGATGCTGATATGAGTTTTGAAGATAGAAGTAATATTATAAAAATAACTTGTGATACTAAATATTCTAAGTTAAAAAGAGTTGGATAATAAATTAATATAAATAATAAAAAAGGAGGTGTTATCGTGGTGAAAAAATCACAGGGTAATACGGAAATGACAGATAGAGAATTAATATATTGTACAGGTTGTGATCACGATAAAAAACCTAGTCAGTTTTATAAAAGTTATGGGACAACAAAATCAGGCACGTTGCCTTATTGTAAGCAATGTTGTATAGATATGAGTTTGAATAATAATGGAACATTAAATATTGATAAATTCAACAATATGTTATCTAAAGTAGATAGACCTTTTTTACATCAAACATTAATTGATAATATGAATAAGTATCCAGAAAAAATAGAGTCTGCTATAGGATTTTATTTTAAAGATTTAGGAATGGTTCAGAATAGGGGGTTAAAGTATAAAGATAGCATTTTTGAACCCAGCAATACGAATGGAAATTCAGAAATTGATATTACCACAAAGAAAAACAATTTTGAAATAGATGGCATGACTTCTGAACAATTGCAAGATAAATTTGGTGTAGGTTATACAGATGAAGAATATTATTGTTTTGAAAAAAAATGGAGAAAGCTTGCAGATAGTTATGGTCAAAAAACTTCGCTACATGTAGAGTCTTTAACTACATATATAAGATTTAGAGTAAAAGAAGAATTGGCAACATCAAAGGGAGACGTATCAGAAGCTACAAAATGGGGGCAACTAGCAGAAAAAGCACAACAATCTGGAAAATTAAATGTAGCACAATTAAGTAAGTCTGATATTAGTGGTGGAGTAGACTTAGTTTGTCAAATTTTTGAAGCAGTTGAATCGGAAGTTGGTGTAATACCATTATTACCTAAGTTAATAGAACAACCAATGGACGACGCAGATATGGTTATATGGTCATTAATAAATTATGGAAGGACATTAGAAGATAAACCAAGAGTTAAATACAAAGAGATATGGAATTTTTATAAAGATATGTTAGGTGAATATTGTGGAGACAAGGGTATGACAGAGGAACAAAAAGAAGAGTATTTAAATAAAAGAAATAATACTTTTAGAGATTTAGGAAAATTATATAAAGAACCATTATATGAAGGTGACTATGAAGAAGGTGGTGAATAATGGCATCACAGAATAATTTTAAAACAGAAAACAATAACAAATCTAAAGATAGAAATGACATATATAATTCAGCATTTGAAAGTCCTTTGCAAGAATCTGATATATCTTCATCAATAATAACTAGACATAAAGGTGAATTGTCAACATTGTGTTCTTATTTGAGATTTTACCCTGATATATTTTATGACATGTTAACTCCTGAAAAGGGGGGGATAAAATTAGATTTATATCAAAGAGTTATGATGAGAAGTTTAGCTAGGTTTCCAGAATGTTATTTTTGTATCCCAAGAGGTGGTTCTAAGACACTGACTCAAATAATGGTATGTTATCATACTGCAATTTGTTACCCTAATATCACAGTTGCAATAACAGCATCTACAAAAGAAAGTGCAGTTAAAATATGGAAGGAAAAACATGAAGAAATATTAAGATATTATCCTTCTATTAGAGATGAAATAAAAAGTGCTAACTTTTCAAAAGACACTGGTAGAGTTGAATTTCAAAATGGTGCAGTAATAGATAATCTTGCCAATGCTCAAACAAGCAAGGGATTACGTAGAAGAAGGGGTTCGTTGGAAGAATCAGCTTTAATAGATAAAGATTTATATGAAGATGCGATTGAGCCAATATTTAATGTACCTAGAGTTACCATGTCTGGAGAAATAGATCCAACTGAATTAAATGGTCAAATAAATAGATTCTCAACTTCGGGATATAAAAATTCTGACGAATATGAAAAAATACTGACAATGACTAGAGATATGTATGACTTGAATGGGTCTTTTGTTTTTGGCTCAGATTGGTACATACCTGTTCATTTTGGTAGACAAAAACGTTCAACTATAGATAAAGCTAGGCGTGGTAATGTAATTAGATTTAAACAAAACTATTTATGTGAATGGATAGGTGTAAGTGACGGTGGATTAGTTAATATTAGTAAATTAATGAAAGCAATGATTTTAGAAAAACCAGAAATCGAATGTCCTAAAGATAAAAACGGAAAGTGTTTATTAAACGAGTATGTAATAAGTGCTGATATTGCAAGAAGTAATTCAGAGAACAATAATAAAACTCAAATTGTTGTATTGAAAGTAATAAGAGATAAAAGTGGAAGAGTTCGTCAAGTCCAAGCAGTTAACATAATAAATCCTCCAAATGGATTAAATTATGAAGAACAATCAATAGTAATTAAAAGAATATTTTATAAATATGGTGGACATTTAGATATGAATAAATCAAGAGTAAAAGCCATAATTATTGATGCCAACGGAGTAGGTCAAGGCGTCGTGGAAAAATTATTAGAAGAACAAACAGATTACCAAACTAATGATGAATTAGGAGCTTTCGCAACAATTAATACAGAAGATAAATGTCAACCTTATGCACCTAAATTGGTTTATGCATTAAAAGCACAAGGAATAAATTCAGATATAATAAGAATTTTTATTGGATATGTAGAATCTAGCCAATTAAAGTTATTAAGAAAAATAGATGATATGAAAGACAATGATGAATTTATGGGGTTAGAATCATCATTAAAAGATTCTATGGAACATGCATGTTTAAACACACAATTTTTAATAGATGAAGTATCAAATTTAAAATTAAAAAAGACCGAGTCTAGTGGAAAATATAGTGTTGAACAAGTTGTAAAACGTGTAGACAAGGATAGATGGTCAGCGTTAGTTTATGGATTATATTATATAGATGTGTTTATGAATGAAGAAGAAATTCCAGAAGATGATGATGATGACTTAGTATACTATTAAAAACAAATTATATCATATTAAATTAATAAAGAGAAAGGAGGGATGTAATTTTGGATAATATAAATGAATTTCAACAGTTGTATTATAATTCAACAGAAAACTCTAAAAAATATCAAGTAAAAGAAGATACCTATTCAAATGGTGTAAAAATGAATATTCTAAATACAACTATTGATCGAGACGTTGATGTTAGTTCTTATGGGTTTAAAACGAATATGTTTAGACAAGGCATGACACCCGATATAAATATAAAAAAAGTAGAGCAATGTTTAAAAAACCCTGAAACTAACAAAAAAATATTATCCCAATTATCTAAATGGTATTACATTTCCAATGGTGAAGTATTTCAGTTATATGATTTAGCAAGAGTATTATCTTCATTAGATTACAAAATAAATTGTATTGAAAAAGATAGTAAATATGATAAAAACGTATTATCTATAAAAAAAGAATTAAGAAAAGTAAATCATAAAGAAATATCAAGAGATATAATCACCCAATTAGTTACTACTGGCACAGTAGTTGGATTATGGTTAGATAATAATGGAGAATATTATCCTTATATATTTGATGACCTTGAATATGTCTTTCCTGCTTATAGAGAAAAAGGCAA